CTTTAGTTAAAGAAAAATTAAAAGAGTTGACGAACGAAGCTAAACTACTTTTAAATAATACTAAGAAATAACAAAAGTTTTGCTCGCTCTGTGCGTAGCTACTTTAATAAATAACAACACTTTTAGGAGAGATTATGAACGTAGAACAAATGAGAGCGAGAGTTGGAGAAATTCTAGCTAAGATTGAAGAACTAAATGGAATTGAAAACCTTGATAAAGCGTCTTTAGACCAAATCAATGCTTTAAGCTCAGAGTTCGAAACTTTGAAAGCACAAATTGAAGCAAAAGAAAAACTAGCTACTATGTCAGCTTCAGCAAACGCTCCAGTTAGAAAAACTGCTTCTGAGCCAGTAGCAAGAGTTGAAGTACAAGCTTCTCGTCAAGAAAAATTAGGTGGCTTTAAATCAGTAGGAGAGTTCCTATCTGCAGTTAAAGGTGAAGCTACTGGTAAAAAAGATAAAAGATTTGAAAACACACTTTTCGAAAGAAATGGAGAAGACGGTGGATTCCTTGTTCCAGAAGAAATGATGACTACAATCACTAAGAAATTAGCGACTGAAGAATCTCTTCTTTCTAAAACAACTCAATTTGCTGTATCTGGAAACAGCTTAACTTTCCCGACTGACGAATCTCAACCTTGGAACTCAGGTGTTGAAGCTTATTGGTTAGCTGAAGGTGCTGCTTATACTTCATCTAAAGGTAAAGTTGGAATGGCTTCTTTGAAGTTAAACAAACTCGGTGCTTTAATTAAAATCTCTGACGAATTAGCAGAAGATTCAGTAGCTCTAGAAAGCTTCATGCTTGCTAAAGCTCCAGAAGCTATCATGCACAAAATTAACTCTGCTATCATCTCTGGTAACGGTGTTGGTAAACCAATGGGGATTTTAAACTCAGGTTTCAAAATCACAGCGGCTAAAGAATCAGGACAAGCGGCAGATACAATCGTTGCTAAAAACGTAATTAAAATGTACTCAAAAATGATTCCTTCTGCTAGAGCAGGAGCGGCTTGGTATGTAAACGCAGGTTGTGAAGAACAATTAAGAACTATGAAAGATGACTTAGGGAACTTTATTTATTTAGCTCCAGGCAGCCAATTAAACCAAAGCCCATACGGACAACTTTTAGGATTACCTGTAATTCCTATGATCGGCTCTTTACCTCAATTAGGTGATGAAGGCGATATCGCTTTAGTTAATTTTTCTTACTATTACACTATCTTAAAATCAAGTGGTATGAAGCAATCAATTTCTTCTCACTTATATTTCGATAGAGATGTTCAAGCTTACAAATTCACAATGAGAATTGACGGTAACTGCCCTTTCAAATCTCCAGTTGAGACAGAGTTTGGTGGACATCAAATGTCTGCAATCGTAACTTTAGAAGCTAGATAATAAATACGGGGAGAGAAATCTCCCCTTTTAAGTAGACAAAAATTAAATTTATATAGGAGATTTTTTTATGGTTAATTATTTTATGTTAGAAGAAAACAACGTGAAGCAAGCTTTTGCTCCAGTTGATATGAACACAGCGGCTATTACAGGTGCTAGAATTTCTTTAGCTAAAGGAAATAGAGTAGCTATCGTTATCCACATGGGAACATCTACTGCGGCAGTAGCTCAGTTCACACTAAGACAACACAACGCTGCTTCTTCAGGTACTTCAAAAGATTTATCTGTAGCAAACGCTTACTTTGTAAAAGCAGGGTCAGCTACATCTTTCACAAAAGTAGCTCCAACTGTAGCGGCTGCTCTTTATGATTTATCTACTGATTTCGCTGCTAATGGTGGAGTTGTAGTATTCGAAGTTCTTGCAGAAGACCTAGATGTTAATGGAAACTTCACTCACGTTTCAGTTGACGTTGCTGATTCTACAGCGGCTAAACTTGCAGGTGCAGTTTATGTATTAAGAGGATGCGAAAAACTTCCTGCTTACTCTGAAGTTCTTTAATTATTTAAAAAATTAATAATTTATTCGGCCTCTTTATGGGGCCGTTTTATTATGAGGCACTCAAAATGAATCCAAAAACTATAAGACTATATTTCCCATTTGATGCTTTCTACAAAGACACTCAAAACCCTATTTATTTAAAAGGTAGTACGCACGATGTTACGACTGAAAGTGATTTTGCGCTACGTTGGTTAAAGAGAGGGGCGGTGGAAGTTAAGGAAGAAATTAAACTAGAAGTAAAAGAAGCTGTAATAGTGGAAGATGTTGTAGAGGAAAAAGTTGTCAAGGAACAACCAAAAGTCCACAATAAGAATAAACAAACTAGGAAGTAAATTCCATGATTACTAAGATCACAAATTTTTTCAATCGTTCTAAGTCAGAACCCATAGGGCCTACGAAGTTAAATGTTGGTATGTCTGCAGGCACTTTGGTAAACGATGAAGTAGCTATGATGAGTTCTGCTTATCACAGAGGTCTTATTTATTTATCATCTCAATTAGCTAAACTACCTTTACAAATCAAAAATAAAAACAATGAACAAATAGAAGATGATGTTTGGTATTTATTAAACGTACAACCTAACCCAGAATCTACGGCAATGTTTTTAAAAATGTTCCTAATCCAATGTGCAATTAATCATGGTGAAGGATACGCAGAGATAGTAAAAACCGTAGATGGAAGACCTAAAGAACTTTGGCCACTAAATCCTAAAAGAGTTAGAGCGGCAAGAGATACTGAAGGTAATTTAGTTTACGAAGTATTTAGAGGTGGAAGTAACGGAGAAACTGTTTATCTAAGACCTTCTGAAATATTAATTATAAAAAATCTTCACACTAAAGACGGAGTTCAAGCTCTAGGGACTATAGCCTACGCTTTAGACTCCCTTGGAATAGCTATCGGTGCTGATAGATTCGCTAACTCACTTTATGCTAACGGTGGACTACCTAGCGGTATTCTCACTCACCCAGGCACTCTATCTGAAGTAGCAAGTAAAAGACTTTTAGAGTCTTGGAAAAATTCTCAAGGTGGAAGAAAAACTGGTTCAACTGCTTTACTAGAAGAGGGAGTAACTTACTCTCCAATTTCTCACTCTCCAGACCTACTACAATTTATTGAAACAAGAAAATTTAGCGTTGTTGATATAGCTAGATTTTTAGGTGTTCCCCCAATTAAACTTTTTGATATGGATTCCGCTAAATACGGAAACATGGAGCAAGTTCAATTAGAAGTGGCCACAGATATTCTAGACTCATGGGCAAGAAACATTGAATCTGAAATTGACATAAAACTTCTAAAGGGTAGACGGGCAGGTAAAAGAGCAGAGTTAGATTTATACGCTACTTTTAGAGGTGACATGAATACTCGTTCTCAATACTTCAATAGAATGATGCAATCAAGTGCAATCACTCCTAATGAGATTAGAGAGAAAGAGGGCCTAGCTCCGTATAAAGAAGGGGATAGATTCTACATAGCTAATAATAACTATGCTCCAGTAGATAGATTAGACGAAATTATTGACAGTCAAGTTGCTCCTAAAGAAGTAGTCAAAGAACCAATTGACCCCGCTTCAGAAGCAGTAGCTAAATATTTAGAACATAAAATCAAAAACTAAACTCACTTGATGTGTAGTAGGGAAGTAGATTGGATAATAAAACTCTCATAGTATTAGTAGATAAACTAATCGAAGATGCTATAAAAAATTTAGTTCTTCCAGAAGCCACTAGAGGCCCTAGAGGATTAAAAGGTAAAGACGGAAACGATTTCAGCTTGGAAGAACACCAGGAAAAAATAGTTTCATTTATCCAAGAAAACATTCCTACGAAAATAGAACTAACTGAAGATCAAATACAATCATTAAAAGGTTCTGACGGATTAAATGGCCGTGACGGAAAAGACGGAAAAAGCGTCTATGTTGAGGATTTAATACCCCTAGTAACTGAGAGCATAGAAAATAAATTTTCTTCTGTTAAGGATTCCTTAAAACTTAAGTTTGAGGATTTAACAGAAGAACAAATATTTTCATTAAAGGGTAAAAAAGGAAAAGACGGAAAAGACGGACAAGACTTCGACTTCCAAGAACACTCTAAAGAAATACAAAACCAAATAATCACATATATTGATTCAGTAAGAGACTGTTTAAAATTATATTTCCAAGACCTAACTGTAGAAGAAAAAGACTCTCTAAAATTAAAGTTTACTGATTTAACAGATGAAGAAAAAGAATCTTTAAAAGGTAAACGAGGTCAACGAGGAAAGTCTGGAGTTGATGGAAAAGACGGATACTCTGCTTATGAACTATCTAACTTCGAAGGAAGTTTAGAAGAGTGGATTTCATCTTTAAAAGGTGAAAGAGGAAGTGACGGAGCAAGAGGCCCAATTGGATTAACAGGATTGGTCGGCCCTAGAGGTTTTGAAGGAAGAGATGGAGTTGACGGAAACGATGCTCCAGTAATAGTAGACGCAGAACTAAACGAAGGAGTAGGAGAATTTTCTATAACCCTAAAAATGTCTGACGGAACTGAAATAGAAAGTAATTCAATATCTCTCCCAGTTAAACCCGTCAATGTTTACAACTCATATTTAAGTATGGGCGGTGGGACAAGTGGAGGCTCTCAGTTAATTGTTTTAGATGAAGGAGTGGAAGTAGCTACTACAAATAAAATGAATTTCGTTGGAGATAGCGTAGAAGTAACTCAAGTTGGAGATACTACTGTAGTAAATTTCGGAGGTAGTTCTGTGTCTAACATTAGGCAACAAATATTAGATAGCGAGGACAGAGTTCAAGACATTTCTTACTCGGACTTTGGCACTAGAAATGAAAGAATAACTAGGATAGACTATTACAGTCCCTCAATCATAGACACTATAGCTAGAAAAGATTTTACTTATGTATTAGATGGAACAAACTATAAAAGAACTAATATTACTTGGACAATAGTAACACTTTAAGGGGAAATAAATGTCTAACATCAATTCAAATTTATTAACAAACGTAGTTACGTCTTATGACCAAACTAAGACGACAATATTTGGTAGGGTATCAGAAAAAACTATTGGTGGAGTACAGGCTTTAGGCCCTGCAGTTCCTCAATGGGCAGATGTTTTTACAGATACGGCTTTCGCCCCAGGTGGTGTTTGTATGTCTAGAAACATTGTCGGTGATATTGCAAGAATATTTGTAGTTAATGCTTTTGGAGCGGCAGGAGCAAACGCACAAGTAGCTCTTTATAACTACAATATGAAAACTGGAGTTATGACATACGTTGGAAAGATTATAGCCCCTATGCCAAACTCTGCGGCTACAACACAAACTCTTAGAGGGGTTGATGTAATAGACTCTGGTACTACTGGTTGGAAAATTTGTTTTAATACAACTGCTACAATAACTATCAACGGTGGGACTTTCCTACTTAACAACCTTGCACTAACAGACTTTACCCCGTTGGGAACTACTATCCCACTACCTACAGGTAACGACCAAAAAGCAATTTATATGTTACAAGACCCAGCTTTTGTAGGTGTTAACAATCAAAATATTTTATCTGCAGGATTGATAATTGAATCGGGTAAACTATATGTTCATAACGGAGTAGCAGCTACACACCAATATTATGTTTTTGATTTAACAGTGGCCCCAACTTTTACTGAAAACACTGTCACACTAACTAACTCAAATCCTGGGGTAATAACTCTTACTGCACATGGATTTTTAAACAACGACCCAGTTATATTTAAGACTACGGGTGCTGTGAGTGGTTTAACAACTGCGACCGTTTACTTTGCTAGAAACGTAACGGCCAATACTTTTGAATTGTCTCTTACTTCTGGTGGAGCTTCAATATCTACAGTAGGTACTCAATCTGGTACTCATAACATTGCTAGAGCTTTCGGTATTTCTACTTCTACATTCACTCACAAAACAGGAAACTTACCTGCACTTGTAGGTATTCTTCTTACTAACAACTGTGAAAACCCAGGCACTCCTCAAGATGCTTCTTACGGTGGATTAGTTGGAAATGCTTGTGTCGGTTTTGCGACTTCAACCAACTTATACATGGGTAAATTATCTGAATTGACAGTAGGTACTACTACGTGGCCTTCATTAACAACTGCCAATAACTTAGGTAGCGTCAACGAAGTTGTTTCCCCTACGATTACTGCGGTTCAATACTCTCAAGTTTTAGATTGTTTCGTTTTTATCTCGAACGTATCTTATTACTATGGAAAAAGATTGGTAAACAATAGCTACCTTTTTAAAGGCGGTAGATTAAATACAAGCTATCAAGAGACCTTTACTTACGATTACGGAGAAGTCGTTTTCGGTGTTGCGGCACTTCAGGGAATCACGATAGCTAACGGTGTAGCACTTCTTTTAGGCTCTACTGTAGGTCAGAGAGGGATTATTTCTTGCGACATGAGATCGGATTATATTTTCGATCAAGACTATATCATTACGAAAGTAATGGACGCTGAAAAAACAATATTAAATCACTTCTTAGAAACAGATAAACTATACGACTACTCAAACGTAATCAATGTCGAATATAGATTAAGTGGGTTTGGGAGTTCTACTGGGGGTTGGTTGCCTCTATCTAACTCAGAGTTATTAAATATTTATATCGGGTCACAAATTCAATTTAAGATTTCATTTGCTACAATCGGATTCTTGTCTCAAACTCCTGCACAATTATCAGCGTTTCAAATAATAGCAACCGCTTCAGATGCAATTACTACTAACTTTGAATACTCTCACGATGACTCTAGCACTTCAATTCCTACTAGAGCAGCGTTTAGATTAAAACACGCTTACGATGCTGGAACTATTCCAACAACGCTGGCTTTTAGAGCTTTTGATTTATCTGGAACTCAATTAGTAGACCACGACATAACAAACGAAGATTCTAATTTTGAATATTCTACTGACAACGGAACTTCTTGGTTAGCACTAGGAACTATTCCAAATACAGTAGGAACGCTTGTTAGATATAACTTTACATCTCCTCCAGGTGTAGACATTAGAGTAGCACTACAAGACGAATAGGGGTTTGAATGAGCAATTTTTATAACAGTGGAAAAGTTTACCAAGGCTCAAGCCTTGGTACTATCCCAAGAAAATTTTATGTTGACGGGAGTGCCTATCAAGGTTCTTCTCAAGCCTGTATTTTAGATTTTACTCCTCCGACATTCTCTGGGATTACGGGATTGATTTCTGGTTCACTAGGACAACTAAGAGCTTCATGGGGAGTGGCCACAGACTCTACCTCTCCAATAAGATATGAAGTTTATATTCAAGCAATAACTTCTGCGGGATTATTTAATTTAGTAAATCTTATATCTGTCACCGATAAACTCACTTATGACATTTTCACAACTCCAAATGGAAATCTTCTAGCTGAAGGTGTGAACTATTATGTAGGGGTAAGATCAATAGACGGAGTAAGTAATAGAGACAGCAATACAGTCAGTCTTAATTTATCTTCTGTGGGAATTTCCCCTGGCGGTAGTGACTATGAAATAGGTGGAGCTTTCTCTATTGATACAAGTAATAGATTAACTTCATCATTCTGGATTTCAAGAGATGAAGAAATTATCACAGATGGCTCTAGAATAGGGGTAGCCTCTTATTCAATTTATGATAGGAACGGAAATTTAGTATCTGGAATGACTCAATCTAATATCTCTCCAGACTCTAAAGGTATTTATAAAATAACTCCTGTAACACCTCCACTAGCTTTTGACTTAAATCATTATGTGGTTAAAGTTTCTATTATTGCCGATGACGTTTTAAGAACAAGCTATCTTCCTATTTCTGGAAGTGTTCCTAAATACACACCTCACGCAGTATTCTCTATAAATGCCTTAAACCAATTCCAAGCTACGCTATGGGTAACTGTAAACGACTCTGTTAAAACTACAGGACTTGGGGCGGCAAACTATACTATCTACGACTCTGCAGGAGTAGTAGTATCTGGCTTCACTCAATCTGGAATAACTGCAGATGGTAATGGAAGATATTCTATAACTCCAATAGCTTCTTCTGCACTATCTGATTTAACTCATTACACTGTTAAGATAGGAATGATTGTCGATGGAGTTGAGAGAATAACCTATAAAGGATTTAGTTTATTAGGGGCATAAATGTCATTTGGTAGGATGTTAATTCAAGACTCATATCAAGATAATCAAGTCTTAAATGTAGACCCATCTAAAAGATATATTGTCAATGAAGAAGAAAGTTGGCAGATGCTTTTGAATAGAAATTCTAAGGCTTTTTTAAGAGAAAAAGAATTAAAGATAGCGTCACAACTAAACCCACTAGACCTTACAAAAATTAAATCCATTGCATACCTATACGACAAAAAAGACTCTACTGCTTATAGTGCCATTGATTCAAAATTTAGGTTTTATAAAGTTAGTGGCCCTAACTGGCAGGAAGATTTTATAGTTGAAGTTTCTGGTACGTCATTATCAAATAATTATCATCTTTCAGAGAGCCTTTTGACTGACCTATCCCCTGCCATTTTAAATGGGGAAGATAGTTTAATGCTAGAAGTAGAAATAACTAGAAGAGGGATTTCTTATAAAGATAGGGTGTACTTAAACCATATAGGTATTTATGATAGTTACCTAAGACTAAAAAGAAATGTAGACTTTTTAGAAGTAACTAAATTAGATGAGTAGGAGTACCGATGAGAAAATATGCTAAATTACAAAACAATATAGTAACAGAAATTTTATCCCTAGAAGATTTTGAAATATTTAAGTCTCAAAAAACTGGGATGCTTATAGACATAGAAGACCTCTACCCAGAACCTAAAGTAGGGTGGGAGCTAGAGGGGAATAAATTAGTTGAAGTAGAAAATAATTTACCTGTAGAAGAATTAGAGAAAGCTCAACAAGAGTCTCAATCTAAAAAAGGATTAAAGATACTTCCAATAGTAATAAATAAATTAGGGGCGAGAAATCTTAAATTAGCTAGAGAGGGTGTAAACTCTAACGTGGCGGCAATGGTAAGTGAAATGGCCATTATGAAACTCTTACTAGAAACAGGTGCTTTAAAAACAGCTAGAACTCTCACTTCTCAAATGGCCCTAAAATATACCTATCACTCAGACATACTACAAGAAACTATAGACGACATTACTTCTTTCTTAAAAGAAAATAAATGGGAATAAAAATATGTTAGTTACACTAGATAATACAAAAACATACTTAGGCATACCTCTCCTAACTACAACCTATGATACTTTCCTAACCCAACAAATAGAAATAATTTCTGAGGCAATTGAAAACTATTGCCAGAGATCATTTAACTCAGCTTCGTACACACAAACATTTTATAAAGATGAGTTTCAAAAAGATCAAAGAGTAATGGACTTACTACCCCTCTACCACTTTCCAGTTATTTCTATTGCTAGCGTAACTGTTAAGGCAGATGAGTTAGATACTGGAACTGCTTACACTGACTACAGGCTTCACAAGCCAACTGGTTGGTTGAATAAAAAACAGTACGAATATTTCTTCACTGAAGGAGAAATAATTGAAGTGGTTTATACTGCAGGATACGCAACAATACCTAAGACAATAGAAAACGCTGTCTACTCATTAGTATCTGAAAGATACAATAAAAAGATTAATGGAATTGATTTAAACTTCGGTAGCGATGTTCAATCTATTTCAATACCTGGCACTATCTCAATAGCCTACGATTACTCTTTACAAGACAACGAAAGAAAAACTGCTTTCGGAGCTATACTAGGAAAATATGTAAACACTCTAGACTACTTCAGAAGTGAAAGAGCTATAGTCGGTGACGTAAGGTTGGCATACCTATGAGTTTAAAAAACGCTTTCAACACTTTACTATTTATTCACAAAAGAGAAGTAACTATTGAAAGACCTACTTCAATTACGGCCGTAACTATTTTTGTTTCTCCTTCAAATTATAGTAGAAATCTACAAGGCCCAGAAGAAATAGTAATGGACGGAAGAGAGTTTGTAGTTTCTTTAAAATCATTAAGTGACGTTAATTACCCTATGCCAAAGAGAGGGGATAGAATCAAAGACCCTCAACTAGGAGTATGTACCGTAACTGAAGTGAGGGAGATGTACGACTTCGGTGGGAACATACTAGGCTACAGAATAAGAACGGAGTAATCATGGCCACTGCCTCTATACAATTACAGGTAACAGAAGGCGGCAGAAGAGCACCCCAATACATAATAGAAAATGATCTAGACGGAGAGATATCTGCTAGAGACTTAATAAAATTTAGTCAGCAAGCAATTATACAAATAGCTAAAGCGGTTTTAGTAGAAGAACAAGGAAAGGGTTTTGATTTAAAACCTGTTTTAATAGTAGATAATAAATATAATAAAAAAGAATCTGACGTAAGGCCATTTGGTTCTATAGAATATATAGCCCGTCAAAGTGGTAAAGACATTTTGAATTTTATCTATCAATCTATATACGATAGATCGCCTCTTAAAAAAGGTGGGTATATGTCTAACAACTTAGTTCTTTACAATGAAGTTGAAGTGGCCAGACTACCAAGCCAATTTGATGCTTGGTTAAAAAATAAGCCCTCCTTCAAAGACGGAGATAAAATAAGATTTGTTAATTTTGCCCCCTATGCAAATAAGAATGAACTAGACGGAGTTACTGAAAGAGGTGTCAACACTGTTAGAAGAGTAACTAAAGATAGAAAGGGAAGAGTAAAAAACGGTGGGAAGAAATTTAGAAAACCTAACGGTACTTATACTCTTGCCTATAGAGCAGTTAAAAGAAAATATAAAGGCAATGCCATAATAAAATATGAGCAAGTTCTAGGGTCTGATTTTGGACTAACTTCACCTGCTAGAGGTAGTGGGATAGGAAGGATAAGACAAAAAGGAAGAGACAAGGGAAGAACCTACGTCTACCCCTCAATATTAGTTTATATAAAAGAAGGTGGGATACTATGAGTAGTTCGTATATTAGAAGTAGAATAAAGACTTTCATGGAGACAGAGTTTCCAACTGAAACAGTGATAGACCTAACGGCAGAATATAAAAATATTCAAGATATGATTTTGGAAAACTCTCTGGGGTTAGATGACCCTTGGGTAGGAATACAGTTCTTAGGGTTCGATGAAATTCCCATAGATATTTTATCAACTAACACTCAAGGTAAATATAGAGAAGAGGGAAGCATAACAATTCACATAGTAGATATTGCCAAGTTGGGAGTTCACAACTTAATATTAACTAGGGCCGAAACTATTAGAGATAAATTTAGAGGTCAGAGGATTGACTTCATAATTATTGACAGTGTTTCGCCCGCCAATTTTGGGACGGGAGTTACACTCAGTTTCGAGGGTGGATACACCTCTGCTTCGATAACGATAAACTACCGATGGGATAGAATACTTTAACACTTAAGGAGATACAATATGTCTAGCAGTAACTTGGTAAGATTAGCATACATAGAAGAGGCTACATTGGGGGAAACTCCTGCATCTGGAGATTTCACAACGGCACGATTTACTTCTGAAAGTATCTCTGGAACTCCTGAGACTACTCAATCACAACAAATTAGAACTGACAGACTTTCTTCTGGGCAAATCGTAACTGGTTTGACTGTAGAAGGTTCACTAAGTTTCGAACTAGCTAAAGAAAACTCTATTGATGAGTTACTAGAATCAGCTATGTTAAATACTTGGAACGTACAATCATTAGTAACTGTAGATTTAGAAATAGATGGGTCTGCTAAAACTATTGAAAGAGCTTCTGGTTCTTGGAGTCCTTTAGTTGTTGTCGGAGATATTTTAACTTTAGCGGGTTTCTCTACTTCTGCTAACAACACTCAAGTTCAAGTAGTAGAAATAGTTTCTTCTCTAATTATTAGAGTTGTAGCTGTAAATGTTTTAGTAACTGAAATAGGTTCTGGAACAACTTACAAAAGAGCAGATAAGCTAACTATTGGAACAACTAAAAAATCTTTCTCTATCGAAAAAACATTCTTAGATTTGACTACAAAAGCTTTAATCTACAAAGGAATGTTAGTAAACTCTATGAGTTTAAATATCGCTTACGGTGAAATTATCACTGGGGAATTTGCTTTCAACGGAACTAAATATTTAGAAGCTGATACGGCAGGTGAGTTTATTACTAACTCTAGAACAATAACTGCCCCTGCTACAACTAACTCTTTGAACGGTTCAATTGATATGCCTTTCTTAAACTCCTCTGCAGTAGGTACTCTAGATGAAGTTACATTCTGTATTCAATCTGCAGGAATTTCTTTAGCTAATAACTACCTTGCTCAAACTTGTATTGGTGAAGCCGCTCCAAAAGATTATTCTGCTGGCCAAGCTGACGTAGAAGTAAACCTAAGCACATATTTATCGAACACTAACTGGAGCATAATATCTAAGAAACTTACTCAAGAGCCATTTGCTCTAGGGTTTATGGTTAAGAACTTAGACGGTTGGTACGCTTTCTACCTACCTGCAGTTCAAGTAACATTCCCAGACCCTAGTTCTGGAGGACAGAATCAGGAGATAAGTCTTGATATGTCTGGGGTAGCTCGTGTAGGGGCTAACGGAGAGTCTTCTCTCACTATTTACCGATCTTAAGATGCGTTGGTTTTAGCCTTTCCTAACGCATACATTCCTTGGGATAACGACACGGCCTCCAGAAATGGAGGCTTTTTTATTTTGACGTACTTTAATACCTAATTATAGAATTACAAAAAACAAAAAGGAGTTACTAAATGGCGGCAAATCTAGACAAATTATTTAAGACAGCTAAGAACTTAGAGACTATGGGAGTTTGGTTCGATATCTCTGAGGAGACAGGATTTCTTGTAAAAAGATTCGGTGGAGCAAATAGCCCCAAAGTTAAAGAATTGATGAATCGTTTATACAAGCCTTACGCAAGAATGATTGAAAACAATACTCTCCCAATAGACAAAGAATTAGAAATCAATGCAAGAGTTTTTGTAATGTCTTCTATGCTTGATTGGAGAGGAGTTGAAGTAGACGATAAAGAAATTAATTTTTCTCAAGAAGAAGCAGTAAAGCTAATGATTAGACTCCCAGAATTATTTGAGTCTCTAGTTAAATATGCTAGTGACTTTTCTTCTTTCAAGGAAGACTTGGGAAACTAATGGCCAAGTGGGTCACTTGGAATCACACTTGGGCCGAGAAAAATAAAAACGGATTTCATGATAAGTTAGTGGCAGAAGGAAAGATAACTGAGGATATTCAACCCAACATAGAGCCATACGCTTTTTATCGGGATGCCTACCTGGAACTTTCTAGCTGTAAGAGTGCTTACGAATCCCCAATACCTTTTACATCTATTGTAGAATACTTTAAGATTTATGGAGAGGGAGAAGACTTTGAAGATTTCATTTTTGTTATAAGGAAAATGGATGAAGCTCACTCAGACTCCATAAAGAAAAAGGAAAAATCTAATGGCCCCACAAACGCAAGTCAGAAGAATAATAGTAAAGTACGACACCCAAGGTGATAAAGACCTAAAGAAAATAACTTCTAGTTTAGCTAGTATGAACAAAGAAGTTAAAAGGTCTTCTGATATAATGAAAAGCTTTCAAAATGCTTTTACTTCTATAGCAGGAGTTTCTTTTCTAGGTTTTGGTATTGGAGAGGTTACAAATCTTTTAGACAGTATGCAAAAGCTAAATGACAGACTAACCAACACTGAGGGGTCTGCGGAAAAAGCTACTCAGACTTTAGGTAAATTAAAAGACATTGCAAATTTAACTAACTCAAGCGTTACAGATTTGGCCACAGTTTATACTAGATTAAACTTAGCACTAGGAGACACTGGGATAAGCACAGACGGTCTTTTAGGACTAACCCTAGCATTACAGAACTCATTTAGAGTATCTGGTTCTACCGCTTCTGAAGCTACTGCTTCAGTAATTCAGCTATCTCAAGGTTTAGCTTCTGGGCAATTAAGAGGGCAAGAATTAAGATCGGTACTAGAACAAAACGCAGTTGTGGGTGAGATATTAGCTAAACAGTTAAATATAACTAGAGGACAATTATTAAAATTTGCTGAGAAAGAGGGTGGGATTAAGGCCAAAGATTTCCTATTGGCCCTAGCAAATAACTTTGAAAGGTTGAATGAAAAAGCTAGTAACCTAACCCCAACGATACGAGAAGGACTAACCAAAGCATTGAACGATTTTCAGTTTAACCTAAACGAAGCCAATAAAGAGTTCGGTATCACTGAGAAAATAGTAGCGGGGATAGGATTTGCTTTTGATAATTTAGGTAAGGCAGTAGGAATAGCTTCAATAGCTATAATATATTTTAAGAGAGAAGCCATCGGAGCAGCTTTCCTATCAGGGTTAGCGGCTTTACAAGGACTCCTATTTAGTGTTGGTACTGCCATAACTATTTTCGTAGCTTCTATTGGTGCAATACCTATAGCCATCGGTGCGGCAGTTGTGGGGATAGGTGCTTTAGTAATAAAGATGACTGACTTCGATAAAGTTATAGGAGATTTAAAACAAACGCTCCCTAGTTTCGTTCAAAAAGATTTAAACGCATTTGCAGATATCTTAGAAAAAATAGGATTAACTTCTGCAGGTGACGCAATAAGAGATTTCACTAGATCGGTAAAAGAAACTCAAAGCACTTCTGACCTCAAAGGAACTTTTATCCAAAGACTCCCAGAGATATTAGATTTCACTAATCAAGAGTTAATAGAAGGGAAGAAATACGTTTCTATATACGGTGAAGCTTTAAGATATGCGGCAGAAAATATAAAAAGCCCTGCAAAAGAAGCTATCTCCCTTAAGAAACAATTAGAGATTTTAAATACTGCTTTCACAGAAGGTAAGATAGACGTTCTGTCGTACAATACTGGGGTAATAAAACTCACTGAGCTTATCTCTGCAAAGAAAGGCCCTACATTCCAGTTCGAGGCTTTATCTAAAGCAATGAGAGAAGGAATAAATAGGGAGTTTGAATACGGAGTAATAAACGTAGAAGAGTTTAATAGAAAAATAAGAGAGTTTGAAATAGATCAACTAGAGCAAAAGTTTGTTAGAGGTAGAATAAGCCTAGAAGAATATAATAAAGAACTCACAGAGATGGGAGATAAGTTTAGGCCAGAGTCTGCTTTCTATACTGGGACACAAAACTTTTTAAATAGTATTGGTACAGTTTCTCAAAACGTAGCAGGATTAGTTGAAAATACATTCTCAAGATTAGAAGATAGTCTTCTAGACTTTATTGAAACAGGTAAATTTAATTTTAAAGAATTTTCTCTAGCTATCATTCAAGACATAAATAGAATTATATTAAGAGCATTGATTATACGTCCACTGGCCGAAGGAGTTTTAGGAGCTATAGGTGGAGCTGGTGCTAGTGCAGGAGCAGGAGCAGGAGGAGCGGGTGGAGGCTCTAGTGTCAACAACACTATGTCTGCTAACTTCCAAGCCAATGGCGGTGGGTGGAATAAGGGAGTGCAGTTCTACGCTGACGGAGGGGTTTTTAATAAGCCTACTATGTTCTCTCACTCTGGAGGATTAGGAGTTCTCGGTGAAGCTGGCCCAGAGGCAGTAATGCCTTTAACTAGAAACAGTAATGGAAAACTAGGAGTTGAGGCAAAAGCTTCTCCAGTAATAGTAAATATAATAAACAACACTGGGGCAGAAGTATCTCAAAGTGAAACTACTGGCCCTAACGGAATAAGAATGTTGGAAGTATTAATAACAAGTAAAGTTAAAGAAGGACTTGCTTCTGGTTCTTACGATAGAACTATGCAACAAGCCTACGGCTTAAGACGTAAAGGGAGTTAGTCATGGCCATAAGTTGGCCTGTAGGAATACAGGATTTAGTGAACGGTGAAAACTTTAGTATGGAGTTTGGGGAAACTGTATTAAGAACTCAAATGGACGTTGGCCCTGCTAAACTAAGAAGAAGAACTACAAGACCAATTGATAAATATACGGTCAGTATAAACCTATATGAAAGTGACTTTATTACTTTTCAACAATTTTTCAATACAACTTTAAATGGTGGGATAAATATATTTGATTTTTTAAATCCTCTAACAGGGAGTACCGATCAATTTAGATTTACTCAACCTCCTAGCATATCTCCTTTAGGTACTGCAGGTTGGTTTAGAGTAACTATGAGTTGGGAGAGACTTCCGTAATGGCAAATCAACTATCGGCAGAACTTTTAGCGCAATTATATTATCAAGAGTCTAACGACCCATTTTTAATATTGCTTACCTTAAGCCATGAAAGCTTCCCCTCAGACATAAGATTAGTTAATAACTCAGTAGACATAGTTTCTAGAACACTTACCTATACTGCCTTCCCTATGAAAATAAAACTTCCTATGGACGATGGGGAGTCAGCTAGAGAAATATCTATAGAGTTCGATAACGTATCCTTAGAACTATTAAATGAGATACGAACGGTTACAACTTCTATTGATGTAAAAATAGAAATGGTTCTGGCCTCAATACCTAATGACGTTCAAATAGAAATAAACGATTTAAAGATACAAACTGTTAGTTACAATAAAGACACTATATCTGCTAGACTTTTCCTCGATGGGTTTTTGAATACTGAGATGACATCGGAAAAATACTTACCTGAGAATTTCCCAGGTCTTTTTTAGGGGTATATGAGTATAGCTAAAATGATAGGCACACCTTACGAAGTTTTAGATTGTTGGGGAGTGGCCAAAGAGTTTTATAGTTTAGAGCTAGGAGTGGAATTAAAACACTACTACAAAGATGCCCCTAACGATAGTGGAATAGCTAACAATCTAATCTACAGTAACATGGGTGATTTTCATAAAGTAGAAGGACTCCCAAAATACGGGGATATAGTTTTAATAAAACTTATGGGTATAGAATCCCATATAGCTATTTTCTTAGGCGGTGGAAAGATACTACACACCTCTAAAAAAACTGGGTGTGTTATCGACAACATTTACCCTAAGTGGGAAAAAGCAATAACAGGTTATTTTAGGATAAAATAAAATGATTAGATTAAGATTAAAAGCATTTAGCAATGAAAAAGAAGATATACAACTACCGTACCTAGATAAAGAAATATTATCGGATACAGTATCTAGAACTCTCAAAGAAAATAGTTTAGAAGGAAAGGAAGAACACTTTCAAGTATTAGTTAATGGACACCTAGTAGAAAAAGATTTCTGGGAAACAGTTCAAGTAAAAGAAAGCGATAGTGTTTTAATAGCTCCGATAATATCTAGTGGTAGTTTTGGACAGATAGCCAAGATAGCTATAACCGTTGTCGTTGCGGCTGCCGTAGCCTCCGTAACTGGCGACCCAACTTCTGCTTACTATCTAGGTTCTACTATGTCAGCACTTGCAGTAGCAGGAGCTACCATAGGTACTTCCCTAGTATTAAATGCTTTAATTCCTCCTCCAGTTCCAGGTGGATTTGATATTGGTGGAATAGGAAGCTCTTTTGAAAAATCTCAAATGTATACAATCTCTTCTCAAGGAAACAGTACAGATAAATTTGGTTTCGTACCTAAAGTTTATGGAAGACATAAAATATTCCCTAAGATAGCTTCTAACCCTTATACAGAAATAGAGACAGACCCTACTACAGGTGATTTAGTTCAATACTTTTATGGTGTTTATGATTTTGGTCTAGGCCCGTTGATGATAGACGAAATAAAATTAGGAGATACCCCTATCTCTAATTACTCTGACGTAACCTATAACCTAGTAGACTTTAACCGCCCAGACGTTTCAGAAGGTATTTGGGACGACTCACTATCTAAAGAATTAATTCTCTACAAGGGAGATAGTGAAACTGACAACTCTTCAGTTATCCTAAATGAAAACCAAGTTAGTGGGGGTGACTTAAGCGGGTATCAAGTAATAAGAAATTCTGCCCCTAACCCTACTAATGCTACTCAAGAAATAACAATAACTTTTTTAAACCCCCAAGGTCTAATAGCTTATGCTCCGAATGGAGATACTTCTGAGAGAGCTATTGATGTTGATATAGAGTTTTCAAAAGTTGGGGAAGATAATTGGAAAGACTTTAAAGACCTAAATGTAGTTAGAGATTTTAAAATAGTTGGTGGAGGCTCTTCTGGAATAGAAGTAGATATCGGATTACTCCCTTTCAATGAAACAGACTACACAAATCTAGGAGTTCCTCCTGGAATAACTGCAGTAGTAAATGAAAGAGTTTTTATATTAAATTCTTATAGGGAAAGTCATTCCGAGTATTGGGGATTCCCGTCAACTCAGGACTATATAATAGCCTCTACTCTTTTTGGAGTTGGTATAGGGGATATTATATTTCAAAATGGAAAGAGGTTGGGGGAGATAGCTAGTATAGCTCCTCACTCTGCAGGGTATTTAAAATATACTTTCACTGGGCCAATGGGTAATAACGTCTACCTCTACACTTTATTTGTAAGTAAAGAGTGGGATATAAACGGGGATTTAATCTCAGACACATATACTTCTGGTACTTCTCCTGAGTGGGCTATAAAAGTAAAACCTAGAGCTAGATTTACTATAGTCAGAAGAGAGACTGGCCCTGTTTACAGTACAGTTAAATTTACTCCTTATGAAAATGCACAATTTAAAATAAGAATAACAAGAGTGAGATCATACTCAACTGGAACGTATAGTTTTCAAGATAGTTTAGCAGTAGCTTCTATTGTAACTAGAATGAATGTAGCTCCGATAATAACAAACAAGAGACATTTATTTTTAGAGTTAAGAATAAAGGCTACTAACCAATTAAATGGAAACATTCAAAACTTATCTGCGGTAGCTACTTCAGTCCTAGACGTTTGGGACGGTACTTCTTGGTCTAAGCAAATCACTAATAACCCTGCTTGGGTTTATGCTGACCTACTTACTGGAGAAGTTAATAAAAGAGCAATACCTAAAACAAGATTAGATACGGCCAGTCTTTTAGAATGGTCAGAGTTCTGCGAGGAAATTCCAACTGCTCCTGCAGGTACTTTCTTTAACACTCCTAGATTTACTTGTAACTTTATTCTAGATTTCTCTACTACGCTTCAGACCTTACTCAATCAAGTGGCCAACGCTTCTCAAGCTTCATTAAATATTATTAACGGGAAGTATGGAGTATTGATTGATAAGAGAAAAACTATTCCAGTACAAATATTTACCCCTAGAAACTCTAGTGGTTTTAGTTCTACTAGAAACTATTCTCAAAGACCTAACGCTTTAAAAATAAGATATATTGACCCTGCTTCTAGTTGGGATATCTCAGAAAAAATAGTTTATGACGATGGATTCGATGCCACTACTGCCACTACTTTCGAAGACGCTAGTACATTTGCTTGTACTAACCCTGACCAAGCATGGAGATTCGGTAGATACCTAATAGCTCAAAATAAATTAAGACAAGAAGTAATTAACATAAACGTAGATTTTGAATACTTAGTTTGTACTAGGGGAGACTTTGTTCAAATTACTCAAGATGTAATGAAAGTAGGTGGGACTCCTGCAAGAGTTAAGGCCGTATCTGGAACTACAATCACTATTGATGAGGGCATAGAAACTCTTCCAGTTAGTTATGGATATGTTTGTAGAACTTCTTCTGGAATAGTTACAAATACTTTAACAGTATTAAGCTCCGATGAATTTGATGTCGATGGCCCAATACCTTCAGTAGGTGATTTAATTGTTATAGGTGAAGTAGGACAAATAGTTTTTGACTGTCTAGTTAAATCTATAACCCCTAACGATGAGCTAACGGCAAGCTTAGTGTTAGTTGAAAAAGCAGACGCTATTTACGATGCAGAATCTACAAGCACAATTCCAGATTACTCGGCTAACATTTCTGGGACTTCAGATACAGAGTTTCTTCCTCCTAGAGAAGTAACTGACTTAGCAGTTATAGAAAACAGTTGGACTTGCGGAGCTAATTCATTTGAACACTACTTAACAATAGATTGGGACGTTCCAACTGGAACTGCTTTTGAGTTTTTCGAGATATTTGTAGACTCTGGTAGAGGGTATAACAATGTAAGTACTACTCGAGAATCAACATACACATATTTTGTAGACTCTACTAGGGTGGGATTTCCCCATAGCTTTAAAGTAATAGCTGTAAGTGCCACAGGTAAAAAATTAGACCTAGCTTCAGTCGGTAGCGTATCTGCAACACCGCTTAGAAAAACTTCTAACCCTAATAATGTTTTAGACCTTACTACGAACATTACGGGAGAAGTTCTGCAGTTAGATTGGAAAGCAAACACTGATTGTATTTCGGAGTACCTAATAAGATATACTCCTAGCTTAACTGGTACATGGGTTTCATCAATCCCTCTTATGAGAATAGGTAAGAACAGTACGTCAGCTTCTACTCAAGCTAGAGTAGGTACTTATTTAATTAAAGCAATAGACTTTAACGGCAATGAATCTCTCTCAGCTACAGTGGCCATAACAACTATTCCAGAGTTATTTAACCTCAATGTAATATCTAGTGTTACTGATTTTCCTACTCTAACTGGTTCTAAGTTTCAGACTGTAAAATCTGGAAACACTTTAATGATTAAAAACAAAGTTGTCGGTGGAGTAGATACTAATGAATATTATACTGAGGGATATTATTACTACGATAACTTTTTAGACTTAGGGGAAATCTATACTGTTAGACTTCAATCTCTAATCCAAGCTGAGGGATATACGGCAGATGATATCATAGCTAACTGGGTTACTCTAAGCTCGGTAGTGGCGATGTCTAATTCTAAGTTCTCTGAGTGGGACGTAGAGACTCAATACAGAGGAACGGAAAGCTTTAACGTAATGGCAGATTGGGTAACACTAGCTTCTATCGACCCTATCTCTGAAGGTTCTCAAGATACTTGGACGGCTTGGAAGAAATTCACCATAACTGACGCAACATTCCGAATAGGTCAATTTAGATTGAGACTTATTAGTAACAAAGCTTCAGTAACTCCTAGAGTATTTGATGGAACTATAAAAGCAGATATGCCAGATAGATTAGAAAGCTATAATGATTTAGTGGCCACTACTTCTGGGTATCAAGTTGTCTATACCCCATCTTTCAAAGGCCCTAGTACAACCCCAAACATTCAAATAACATTAGAGAACGGAGTGTCTGGAGACTACTGGAATTTTGGTTACAAAACTTTAGACGGATTCGAGATATTATTTTACGATAAAGACAATAACCCAGTTAATAGAACTTTTGACGCAAGTGTTAAGGGTTTTGGACGCAAAGCTATAAACGTGATTTAAAAAATATTTTCAAGGATAGTAATTATGAGTCAGGTAATTTTTGATGTTATAAACCCAGACACCACTAGCGGAAATCAGCTTGCACAATTGCTAGTAGATTTTAAAGACGCTGTAATAAGTGGCTTTAGTGGTACTGCTCGCCCTTCGGAATTAGATGCAGGTGGGTACTGGATAGATACAGCTAGTGCAGGATACTTAGACTTTAAAATATATACTGGAACTGCAGATGTTTTAATTTTCAGAGTTAATACAACTACAGGATTAACTACAGTAGCAGGTACAGAAAATACTTTTGACGTTAGTAGAGCTAGTGCTGATAGCGTTGGCCCTATTCTTAAATTTATTAAAGAAAGAATAGCTTCTAACGGACAAACTTTAGTAGGCGATATCTTAGGTGAAGTTCAATTTCAATCAACTACAGATGCAGGAGTTAATCAAACTTCTTTTAGATTAAAAGCCGTTGCTACTGACGATGCTTTAAGTACAGAGTTTGGGTGTTATTTAGTTTTAGAACAAGTAAATACTGACACTAATACTTTAGCTGAAGTAGCTAGAATTAGAGATGGAAAAATAGGTGTGGGGGTTGTACTTCCTGCAGAGAAGCTTCATGTATCTGGGAACATTTTAACTGAAAAAGCTTCTGAGGATGCTTTAGGCCCTAAAAATATTTTAAAGAAAAAAAGAGTTAGCGGTAATGGACAAGTACTATCTAACGATGTTGTAGGGACTCACGCTTTTAAATCTACTGACCAAAACGGTGCTGAGTTGACAGTGGCAGAAATTGAAACACTTGCTACTCAAAACCACACTGACGTAGCTAACGGCTCACAAATTAAATTTAGAATTAAAAAAACTGGAGAGACTACTTTTACTGAAAGACTTTCTCTAGAATCTGATACTGCTAGAATGGCCCACGCTACTATCACTGACCTAAATACTGTTAATAAAATAGTATTAAATAAGGGTGGAAACAAGGCGGCTGCTACATCTACTGCGGCAGGATTAGAAGTAGAGATGAGTGACGCTACTGAAGTTAGAATCTCTTATGATGACACTTCAGTTTCAAAATTTAAAATAGGTGAAGTAGGTTCACTAAGAGAAATAGCAGTTAGGTATATAGATACTGAAGCTAACTTAACTACCTATGCTACTACGGCAACAAATGGGCAATGGGTATTTGCTTCAGATACTAAGAAAATGTACCAAGTAATTGACGGGGTACTGGTAGCGGTATTGGCAGGAGTTGACCTATCTATAGCTACTGGGACTCTAGCATTAAATAAAGGTGGTACTGGAGCTACTACTAAAGCGGCTGCTTTTGATGCCCTTTCTCCAATGACTACATCGGGGGATTTAATTAGCGGTGGAGCTAGTGGAACTGGAACTAGATTAGCTGTAGGAACTAATGGACAATATTTAGTAGTATCTGGAGGAGTACCTACTTGGTCTTCAGTGACCCCAGGCGCCCCAGTTTTTGCTAGAGTATATGACCTAAAATCTACTGGCACTAACGGAGGTACTTTCACTCTAGGTGCGTGGAGAACAAGGGACTTAAATACTGAAGACGACCCAAGTGGGATAGTATCTATCGTAGCTAACTCTTTTATTATTGGGGTTGGTACTTGGGTTATTGAGTGGAACGCTCCTGCGGCAGCAGTTGATATGCATCAAACAAGACTACTAAATATTACCGACTCAGTCTCATACTTAGGCTCAGTTGATTACGCTCAAAGTGGAGCTACCTTAGTCTCTAATAGGTCGTGCGGGGCTATAAGATTTGTAGTTTCTTCTGGAACAAAAGAATTTCAAATAGAACACAGATGTGCAACTACTCAAACTTCTAACGGTTTCGGTATTCAAAATCCTTTCGGGGATGCAATATTTACCCAAGTCTATTTAACGAGGTATTAATTATGAAATTGATTTTAATTCTTATTGCTTTAACTATTTTATCTGCTTGCTCTTCTTACAGATTAGTAGATACCTCTGACTGTGAAAACGTCTTAGGGGAAATTAAAAAATGTAGAGAAGTTAAATAAATATGATCGCAGAAGATTGGGTCATACTTATATTATCTCTACTTTTGTTTGAACAGTTCTACAGATTATTTTGGGGGTAGTTATGAAATACATTAAAGAATTTTTTATTAATTTTTTCAAAGCTATTTTTGGGGGCGCAAGCAATAAGCCTATAGTAGTAGTTCCAACTCCTACTGAGCCAACTACTCCCCCAGATATTATAGAGAAACCTTCCCAAGATAACTCTAAGTGGGATTTATTTTTCTCGGATATATCCCACCATGAACCTGATTTTAATGGAGCTATTTATGATAGACCTATTTTAATAAACAAGTGTACCGATGGGGCTACTTTTGTAGATAAGACTCACGCTAAAAGAAAAGAAGATTGTACGAAAAATAATATTAAGTATGGTGGATATCATTTCTATCAGTGTTACACTAACCCTATTTCTCAAGCGGCACATTATGTAAAGACTCATGGAAGTTTTGATCTATTACCTCTAATAGACTATGAGAAAGATAAGAACCAAGATGAGAATGACCTACTAAAAGAAAGAGAAAATCTTTTTAAAATGTTAGTAGAGGTAGAAAGACTAACGGGGAAAGTTCCAGTTATCTACACTTATAGATCACTACTACAAAACTTAAATCTAGACTCAAAGTTTAAAAAGTATCCTATATGGCTTGCTAGATATAATAATACTATGGGTGTTATGCCTATGCCTTTTGATAAAACTAATCTCGTAGCTTGGCAATACAGTGACGGAGGGGAGACATATAAACACCCTACTTACCCTAACTCATTTCCTAGCATAGGTAATTGTGACTCCAATGTTTATGATGCTCAAAACGACTTTTTTAAATTATTAAAGTAAGGGACTTATGTTAAAGAAAATCCTATCTAAATCTTCTAAGGTAGTTTCAAAAGTACACTTACCTTATACTAGAAAAAGAGTTACTCAACTACAAATTGAAAAGGCCCTTAGTGTTTTAAAGCCAGGGGATTTAATACTTACTCATGTAGATGGAGAATTAAGTAACATAGTTTTAAGCCACTGGAGTCATGCAGGAATTAGTAACATGGGCAGAGTGTACGAAGCTACTACTAAAGGGGTCGTGGCTTCTTGGTTTGTTTACTTCCTAGCACACAAAGACGAATTTAAAATCCTTAGACCTACTTTCGACTTTGACCATATAGGTTTAGTTACTTTCCTAGAGAGTGCTAAAGGACTTCCCTATGACTTTGAGTTCGAAACTAACGACAAACAATTTTATTGCTTCGAGTTGGCAGCGGTAGCTTATATGCAAGTCTCTAATGTCGTAATAAATCCCTCAAGAACTCCTGCAGGATATCAGTATTTGGCCAAGAGTTTTAGCTCCGATCTTTTTAAAGAAGTTCACATTTAAAGATTTATTTAATATCCTTTACCTTAGTATAGGAACTTAATTAAGGAACTAAATAGATGAATACAAAGCAAATTAGAAAATGGGGTGCTGAAGCCATTTTAACTGGCATGGTTCTCCCACTAATTGTAGGGTTTCTTTTTTGGTTTATCTCCTTCGTAATAACTTCTTACCAAACAATGGCCGAGGTAAGTAATCTAAAATCAGACATTGTAGAAATAAAAGAAAATGTGAAAGACACCAATACAGATGTAAAAGAAATTTTAAAAACAATAGGTAGTAGATGAAAGAGTGGTTAGCACAATTCTTGGCCTTATTCGTTTTCGCATTATTTGAAAAATGGCTTGGCAATACAAAAAAAGTAAAGTCTAATTCCACAATAGATTTATTAGGTAGTGGTGTTGCCACTATATTTAAAAAACTCAAGGGAGAGTAATATGAAAGTTGATGTAAAAAAACTATTATTAGATTCAGTTGATTTAGAAAAACTAGCTTTCGGTTTAATTGATGACGTAATCGAAGTAGCTATTAAAGAAGCAGTAGCAAAATCAGAAACTAAAATTGATGATTCAGTAGTAGCTCTACTTTATCCAATTGTAGAAGTAGAAGTTAAGAAATTAATCTCTGCTAAAATTGCTGAATTAAAAGCAGAATAATTTGAACTACGAAGAGTATGTAAAAGCAGTTAAAAATACTGCACTTACGACGGCTAGAAAGACGTTGATCTCGGCACTCCTAAGAAAAGTGCCGTTTCTATTTTTTGGGCCATTGGGGGCAGTAACAGAATTGCTAGTAGGAAAACTATTAGAGTTACTTTTTGAGCAAGCTGAGTTTGCTGTCTATTTTAAATACACTGATTTAAGAGTAGATAAGCAAGGAACTAATTTTGCTATGGTCGCAATGGAAAATTATAAAGTTCAACAAACTGGGACAGAAGATGAAAAAAGAAAATCTGAAGAACGTCTTATTAATTGTTTTAAGCAGTTCATATCTTTTCATACTTAGTTCTTGCAGTTCGATAAAAGAGTTAGACGTTCCATTTTGTGTTGAAGTAAATATAAATAAAGGTTTTTGCACTACTCCTATTAGTGGTAAAGATCAATGGGTAGATGACGTTAATTTATTAGAAGGTAAATCTTGGTGGGAAATGAGGCCAACGATGATTTTAATCCCACCTACTACCTACGCTGCGCTAAAGAGTTTTATTATTAAGCAATGTAAAAAAAATCCTGATATGTGCTACAAAGAAATCCCCTCTTGGGATAGGGCCACTACAGTAATTGACGCTCAGTTAAATTCTAAAACAGAATAGCTGACTATAATCTTCAAACTTAAATTCCTTTTCAAGGGAAAATTTTACCTCAATAATAAAGCTATTAAACATACCACTTTCAAGGATGATTGATGGGTCAGGTCACTACTGTAAAAGTATCTAAAGAGCCTCAGATGTGGTTTATAGCGGGCGATTGGCATTACAACCAAATGCACTTACCTTGCTTTGAAATACTTATTAAACACGCTTTATCCGTCCCTGAGAAACACAGAAATTTAATTATAAACGGAGACTTTTTAGACCTAGCTTTATTCATGCCAAAAAATGCTGACTTTCAATTATGGCATAATAGAAAAGACGGGATAGAAATGTTTTTTCTACCTGAGTATGAAAAAGAAACTAAGTGGGGAAACGACACATTAGATGCTCTACAGTCAGTATTTAAAAAAATAATTTTTGTCTTCGGAAATCACGATAAACCAAGAATAGATTTCTTTGTAAATAATCATTGCCCAGAGGCATATAAACCTCACTTTAATTTAGTAGCAAACTTAAACCTAGTTAAGAGAAATATCGGGTGGGTCGAGTATAATGATTGGCTCGATATAGGAAACTTAACCATAACTCATGGGATGGCGCATGGCAGTAGTTGTATCAAGAAACACTATGAACTATCTGGAGGTAGGAATGTTATATTTTCCCATGTTCATACAGCCGAATGTAAAACATTCGCTAGTCGTGGAATTACAAGGGCCGTATGGTCGCTACCTTCTATGGCAAATCTAAACCCACACTACATAAAAAATTCTGAAGTATCGTGGCAGAACGGATACGGAACTTTTTTAATGAAACCTAATGGAAACTTTAACGTAAATATTCATTTGATTATTGACGATGAGTTGGGCCTACCCGATGGAACAATATTGAAAGGCACTAAAGTATGAAGCGAATAAAGCGGATTAAAAATATTGAGTTGGGTAGTTACAAAATAGAAGTGGTATATAAAAAAACTGTTATTGACCCTGATAGTGGTCAAGCCGTATCTGGCTTATGCGACATTCAAGGAAGTAGATTATTTATAGCTACTCACTCTAATGGTGAAGTAGTTGGAGCGGATTATTTATTACATAGTGTCACTCATGAATTGGCTCACTTTATAATGGAGCTAATGGGTGAAACTAAACTATATAAAAACGAAAAATTTATAGACGGGCTAGGCCTCCATATAGCTCAGTTTTATAAGAGTGCGAGATAGTCGTGGGTATCTTCTACTATCTCGTTATTTTTATTTTTTCTAGTGTAAATATGTGTGGAATTAAACCTAGCGGTTTTCTTAGCATGGCATGGAATACAAAGGGCCTGAAGATTTTCTTGACCACAATAAACCTTCCTAACAAAATCGTCCCAGTTACCGTTAAAGCTTCCTATCTCAACAATATGATCTACTTCAAACACACCTTCTTTAAGGTCATAATACGTCCCGCAAGCGTCACAAGGACGTTCATATATCATCTTGTCTTTACCATTCTTAAACTGCCCTACAACCCTCAATCTTCGCTTGCGGTTTATACATTCAGTTCGTCCTTTCCAAGTTATTGTGCCTCGCCTTAGAACATTGATTATATAGTCGATGTCTTCTTTTTCCATAAAATAACTTTCCAACTTAGTTCCTAGTTTGTAAATTAATAAAAAACTTCTGGAGCTACCTTTGATATACCTTGATAGTGAGTATTGTAATACGACAGAGGAGTTAGTCACTCCCGTTTGTTGTTCTCTATTTTGTTCAAAGACTTTAAAAACAGAAGAGTTTTGGGTCTTAGACGAACCACTAGAACTAGAAGATTTAAAACAATTTGTATTAAAAAATAAAAATGAAATTTTCTTTAGCTACAACGCAGTAGCAGAGGGAAGATTTTTTCAATCTATTGGCCTTAACCCCGTTGACTTTAAATGGATTGATGGGTTTTTAGAGTACCGACTTATCACTAACCACAACGATAAAATGATGTTTGGGGAGCAATTGGTTGAAGGTAAAATAAAAAATACTAGAAGACCTCCACCTAAATGGGAGCGAAGCGAAGGAGAAAAGTTAGGGTCTTTTAAACCAACTCACTCTCTAGCAGAAGCTACTTTTAAATTGTGTCAGGTTGTTAGAGATACAGACCACAAAAATAATATGAGAGACATACTTATTAGTGGTGATAAATCAGAAATCACAAAAAATAAAAAAGCTATTATGGATTATTGTACTGAAGATACAATATTTCTCCCTAAGATATATTTGGCCACAAGAAAAGAATACGATAGACTCGTTAAAAACCCTTTAGAAAAATCTAAATACATTGAACAAGCTTTATTAAGAGGCTCTTACTCTGCCTTAACTGCCAACATGGAGCGAAGAGGATACCCAGTAAACATAGAAAAAACTAAAAACTTTTCTTCCTCAGTTATGCCCTTACTAGATGAGTGCCAAAGAGAAATAAATAGTTACTTCCCAGAAATAAAACCTTTTGTATTCGACAAGAAGGACGGGAAATTTAAGTGGAATCAGTCGGGTACGAGGGCTTGGTTAGCTAATAACGTAGACACTAAAAAGTGGTTGAAGACTGATAGCTATAAACCTGCGCTAAGGAATACTCCTAGAGGAGAAACTCTAGACATAACTAGGTATCTATCTCTCTCACTAGATGCCTTTACAAATGTATTTGACTATAAACATAGCTACCCAAAAGATAATTTTGGTGCGCAAATGGTTAGATATTTAAAACTAAAACAAAACTTAAATGGCTTTGTTAAATCCCCTAACAAGAGAACATTTTGGGATTCAGTTGGTAGTGACGGTAGGGTTAGATGTTACTTCAATATTTTCGGGTCGCAGGCTTCTAGAAGTCAACCTGGCTCAACTGCTTTTTTATTTTTGAAGCCCGCTTGGATGCGAAGTCTATGTGAATCAAAGAAAGGAAAAGCTATTGCTAGTTACGATTTCTCTTCAGAAGAATTTTTAATTTCTGCATTGGTTTCTAAAGATAAAAATATGGTTTCAAGTTATAGGGCAGGAGATATCTATTTAGAGTTCGCAAAGCTAGCAGGAGCAGTACCTAAAAACGGTAAAAAAGAGGATTATAAAAAGGAAAGAAATTTATTTAAGGCCACAACATTGGGGGTATCTTATCTCATGAGTGCGGTGGGCCTAAGTGCTAAGTTGACTGAGGATACTGGAGAGTTTGTTAGTGAAGAAAAAGCTCAAGAGCTTATAGATTTATTTTATTCTTCCTACCCTGACTTTGCTCAATGGCAACAAGACACAATTAAAAAATACTGTGACTTCAAAGAATATCTCTCCCTCCCTGACGGATGGAAGCTTTTTCCTGACAACGACAACTATAGATCGGCGGTTAATTTTTCAATTCAAGGTTACGGAGCTTCAATTTTACGAAAGGCCGTAGAGTTATGTGAGGCAAGAGGGTTGGAAGTTATCTTAACACTTCATGATGCCCTCTATATTGAATACGACTCTTTTGACTTTAAAGCAATCGACACTTTTCACGACTGTATGAAAGAAGCTTTTGTATTTTACTTTAGTGATAAAGAATCAGCTTCAATAATAAGACTAGACGGATATACATGGAGTCCCGACTACCAAGAAGACTCTACAATTATAACTCCTCAAGGAAAAGAAATAGGTTGTTCTAGTATTTACATAGATGAGAGGAGCGAGTCTGAGTACAAACAATTCTCAAAATATTTTGATACAAATGGAGTTAATGAACTATGACAAAAGAAGTTGTTGAAACACTCTTTAAGTTCTATATAGATTTAGAGTCTGCTAATAAAGATGATTACGTTTTATTATTAGTTGATGTAGAAGGAGGCCAACCTCCTCACTCAGTAGTTAAAACAGTAATAAAAGACATAAATAAAATAACACCAATAGGCGATACTGTGGCCAATGTTCCAATGGGTAACTTGTCTTCAGCTAACTTTCAATTGGTTATAATTTCTAGAGAAACTCCTATAGACATTCCAATAAATGAAAAGGTATATATTTTTGAAGCTTTCATAGATTAATTAAAGATAAGTTTAGAGCAATTAAGCTCATAGCATGGAGAGATTTATGGCGATTTTTAAAAGGCAATTAAATGTAACTAAACAGGGTGGGCTAGTACCTTCTCTTTTTAAGGGTTGGAAAGAGTGGAAGGTGGGAGATATGCTCATGGCCGAATACGTTTCAACTAAAATGACTATGTTCCAAGGTAAAGAAACTCCAAATCATTTAGTAAAAGTTTTAGAATGTAACTTCACAGTTACAAAAAAAGATGGGACTACTGTAGACCCAACTGAGCAGATGTTGACTTTAAATTCTGCAGGTCAAATAAATAAATTATTAGAAGGTGTTTCTAAGGGCCAAGCTTTCCAATTCGTTTACGAAGGGAAACAAAGATCAACTAATCCAAAAGATACTCAGTCTTACCACACATTTAGCGACCTAGCTTTAGGTGACGTTGACGGTGGAGAGAGTGATGACGACTACGATTTGTAAAAACTATTTAACTGACTCTCTATCTTCAGATGAGTACCATAGTTTTCCTAATACTTTTAGTTCTTCACAACTGAAAACTATTTTACAAGACCCAGAACTATTTTATGGGGAGTACATAGCTAAAACTATTCCTAAAAAGGAGAGTAATTCTTTTGATGTTGGAACATACTTTCATACTGCCGTATTAGAGCCTGAGCTACTCGAAAAAGAGTGCGCAGTATTTATGGGGTCAATGAAAAGAGGTAAAGATTGGGACACATTTAAAGAAGAACATAAAGGTAAAGCCATCATTTCTAGAGGTGAGTTAGAGACAGCTAATATCATGATTGAAGCAGTAAAAAATTCTCCTATTTCAATGGGGTTTTTAAATGGCTACAAAAAAGAATTATCTGCTTTTGTTACACTCTACGTTTTAGAAGGTGCAATATACTCCGTATGTAATGAAGATAAAGTCTACAAGCTTGTCGCTAATGGTTGGAAAGAAGACAACACTTATGATGAAGACTCTTTAGAATTTTGTGGGGTTGTTCTTAGATTAAAAGTTAGAGCGGACTCTATCAACATTGAAGAGGGAGTTGTCTCTGATTTAAAAAGTACAACTGGAAACACTAAAGACGCTCATGAAATGAGAACTAAGATAGATGCTTACAGTTACGATTTATCGGCTTCACTTTATTTAGATTTATTTTCTATGGCCTGTGGAAAACCAAATCATATCAATAGATTTATTTGGATTTTTGCTAGTAAGAATATGGGTAACGCTAAGTCTTGGGAAGCTTCTAAAAGTAATATCATTATCGGTAGAGCTAAATGGAAAAAAGCAGTATTAGAATTAGCAAAATATATTAACAATGGTTGGACTTTTTGCGACTCCCTGGACGTATTAGAACCAAGCCACTTTCAAAAAGAATGGATAAGCGAGGAATAAATGAAAGGACATTTTACAGAAGTTAGATTTGATGCGACTAAAAATTTAGGTAATTATGAGAATGAAAAAGTTGGAGTTACTTTTTCAATGGTTGAAGGTGACGATGTTTTTGAAGTCATTGCTCATTGTAGAAATGTAGTCAACGGAACTAACTCTACTACTGTTACTAAAGAAGAAGTAAAAGTAGAAGTTAAAGAAGTAGAAAACAAAAAATCGAATGAGGGGGAAGCTCCAAAATCTGAGGTAAAAGCCCAAGTAGAAACTAAAGAAAAAGTTAAAAAAGAAAAAGCTAAGAAGGTAGATCATGTTTTATATGACAGAAAAAATGATGTTCATAAAGCTAGATTAGGTGCTTTCTTAGATGCTAACGTACCTAATTGGAAGTCAGGAGCTACAATTAAAAAAGCTTCTGAAATATCTTCTAAGTTTACTGGTACTGAGCCATTTTTAGACTCTAATGGAGATGTTTTAGATTCATTTAAAAATAATTTCTTGGCATTGATGAATGAGTAAGCAGGTCTTTTACACAACATAAAAGGACTAATCGAAGCCTCTTAATTGAGGCTTCATTATTTTATAAGATGAGTGAATATAATTTTAAATTACAACCCTACCAAAGAGAGGCCGTAGAATACGGGAAGAAAAATCCTTATTGTATTTACGCATTGCAGATGGGATTAGGTAAGTCGTTGATTTCATTAGTAACTGCGGTAGAAACAAAATCTAAAGCACTAATCGTTGTTCCAAGCTATCTGGTGTTTAATTGGGTTGAAGAAATAAATAAATTCTTCCCTGAAAAGACTTATTCTCTCTTAAAAACTTCTAGAGATTTTTATTACCCTTGGGATAGTGACTTTGTAATAATCACTTATTCATTTTTAAAAGATGCCGACTTACTTTTTGAATGGGCCGACATGGTTATATTCGATGAAAGCCAATATATGAAAGAGATGTCTTCTATACGTTCTGAGGCTGCCCATAGGTTAGTTTATGAGAACTCAGTAAAGAGATTACTCCTATTAACTGGAACTCCTATTTTAAATAGAGTTTATGAGTTCTATAGTCTAATAACTCTTACTTACTATGACCCAAGATTTAAAGAACGTCCTGAGTTCCTAGAAAGATTTCCTACCTATGTAGAGTTCGCTACAACTTTCTCTAATCTTCTTGAGTACGATGTCAGAGTACCAACTAAAAATGGAATGAGAAACGTCACAATTAAAAAGTGGGAAGGATATAAGAATGAGGAGGAGCTTAAAAAATATTTAAAGAATAGATACATAAGGTTTAAATCTGAAGATGTATTAGACCTCCCCAACTACTCAGAGATTTCAGTTTACGCAAATAATATAGACGACTCAGAGTTATTAGAAGAGTTCGAGAAATTTACTGAAGAAAATAAATCTGTACTTCCTAAAATAAAAGCTAAAGCCGCTTTAGCTACTGCCCCTTTTACAGTTAAATTTGTTGAAGATTTATTGGAAAAAGACTTACAAGTTATTGTCTATAGTGACCATGTAGATAGTGCTGAATTTATTGCTAAGAAATTAGGGGTTGAGCATATAGACGGGTCGGTTAAGGTAGAAAAAAGACATGAAATAGCCTCTAGATTTAAAAGCGGAGAGTTAAAAGTTTTAGTGGCAACAATAAAATCTTTTTCAACTGGGGTAAACCTTCAGAATGCTTATACAATGGTTTTCAATGACTTGAGTTGGACTCCTGGTGAAATGGCCCAAGCTAAATATAGGATTATTCGTGAAGGACAGAAAAACAAATGTTTCTTTTATTATATTTTAGGTAGTAGACAATCCAGTACCATTATGGAGACAATCAAAAGAAAAATGGAATCTATAGAGGCAGTTACATGAATTTTTATATTTCTATCAGTCTTATTGCCCTTTCTTTTACCTCGTGTGCTTTGGGTTTTAGTAAAGGTGGAAGTAATCTAACCTCTCTAGGACATTTTATATTTTTAGTTTGGTTATTTATTCCAAGGGAGAGAAAGAGAAATGTCAGAAGAAAATAAAAACACTATGAGACAGTCAGTAATAAAGTTTATAGAAAAAAGAGTTGAAGAGCTTTCTAGGGATATAGCTAAGGAAAGAGATTTAGCTATAAAAATTACTATGCAAGCTACCTACAGAATGAATGTAGCCTTCTTAAAGGATTTAATTAAACGTGAAGAAGCCGAAAAGTTACGTCCCGATAAAATCTAACGGGGCCTCTAAATTTAAACCTAAAAGAATGTATGATACTCCAGAGTGGAAAGAATATTCTGCAAAGTTTTTAATATATAATCCTAAGTGCTACTCATGTGGTGATAGGTCTAGAGTTACCGATCACATTGAGGCTGCTAAAAATAAGAAAGAATTGTTTTGGAAGATAGATAACTATTTACCCCTATGTAGTAAATGCCATAACACTATAACTGCTTTTTTTGACAGGTACACCCCTCCCAGGACTCAACAAAAATTGGAGTGGATTTCTGCTAACAGGTTGAAACATGAAGTGTTTACTAAAGTTAAAATAGTTCCTATTAAATATGAAAGGAAGTGTGAAGACTTTATAGACCCCGAAGACTTTACAGACGAATAGAGATATAATAGAAATATCAAAACACTTCTGGAGAAAATTATGAAAGAAATCAACGCATTTTTAGTTACGTTAAACTCTATTGTATTTATCGCTATTTTAGTAACACTCATAATAAAAATATAATTAACATTTAGGAAGTAACTATGAAAGCAAAAGAGATGTTGTGTCTTTCTACGTCAGTTTATAAGCTAGACGGTAGAGACATATTTAAAAAGAAGACTACTGTTAGGTCGCTTAGTAAGTGGGTAGTAAATAACGAGGTTAGAATTATTTCCATAGCAATTTCTGGAATAATTTTAAAAGAGATATTCATATATTTAATGAAATACCCCTACATATCAGAAATATTTAAACCACTATTTACTAAATTTTAAGGGAGAAATTGGATAAAACTAGAAGAAGTTTATATGCATGAATATGAGGTAGAAAATGAATCAATATGAATTGGAAAAGATAAAACAAGAAGCATGGGATAAGTTTTACTACGCAAAAGAAGCACAGTCTTTTTGTTTCGGTAACCACAACAACGCCACAAGAGATGAGCAGGTGGGAGAATTTAGCTTTAACGGAGGTTTTGATTGCGGAGTCGAAACACTTCAAAAAGAACTCAATGAGGCGATGGAGTTAATGTGTGAGATAAGAGACATAGTTCAAGGTCACATCGAAGACGGTGATAAGTTAGATTCTTTTACCATGCAACCCATTAAAGCATTTCTAGCAAAAGTAAAAGGGAGAATATTAAAATGAATCAAGACGAACTGAATGAATTAATAGTAAAAACTCTAATTGATAAAATAAATCAACTCGAAAAAGAACTTGATTATTCAAAAATGTTTCATTGCCCTAATTTCTTAACTACTGATAACGGATATATTGCTTGCAATTTAGATAAGCATTTGCTTCAGAAAGAACTTGATGAGGCTTTAGATATTATTGAGTTTTTCAAAGCCAACGAATATTTAAATAACTTTAATAAAAATAAAAAATTACTTGATGAGGCGAGGGTTATTATTGACGATCTACTGCCCTATGTTTTTGGATTAACTGAAAGTAGCGAGATTTATAAAAACGCTAAAAAATTTCTAGCAAAAGTAAAAAAGGAGTAAGTAGTGAGTGATGATCATATTTACATAGAAACCGATATTTTTGACAATGTGACTATTAATGGAAGAATAAGCAAAAAGCTATGCCAAAAAGTTTTTGTTAATAGGATTGATTACTTGCAAAATCAACTCGCAGAAAAAGAAAAAGAGATTGAAAGACTTAGTAGCCTGTTCGACAATCAGCTTAAAATTGAAGCCGAGGGACTACATAAGAAAAGATGCGGGATCGACCTACAATCAAAACTAGAACTCTCTCAGAAGAGGGAGGTTGCGCTAAAAAAAGCGGTTGAGTTTTATGCGGATAAAAACAACTGGAAAGACGTTCAATATAACACTGTTTTTGACATAATTATAGTGGATGATGTTGAACATATTGTTGGAGATAGTCTTTTCGCAGGAAAAATCGCAAGGCAAGCACTAAAAGAAGTGGAGGAAGTAAAATGATTGAACAAATAGACTCTCCAGTGAATAGAGAGCGAGAAAAGGAATCATTGCGAGATGATGACAACATATTCCCTTGCTATGTTTGCGGTGCTGAGTATGAGTATGATGATTTAAAATTTGCTTACGGAATTAGATTGGTTTGTGATGTGTGCTACGAAGATTTAGAGTAATAGGCAGGGGGTATGCCTCAAAACTATTTTTAAATTTTTATACCTGTGCCTTTTTTCCCATCATACGCTATAGAACTAAATGCCAAAAAATTCATTGAAATACTTCACTAAAAGTTCCAACAAAACCTAAAATTTATTTGAATATCTTCGGCAAAATGGTTAGTTACTTTCTAAGTGGTGTAGTTCCATTTGGCCAAGAAAAGGCTCTTCGATTATTTGAAATTGTTTGTTGTGAATAGTTACAGAACCTACTCCAGATACTCTAGAACTTTTCAAATATTTCTCGATAGAATTTATAACTTGTAGCTGGCCCTCTTTAGAGATTGGCTCATTTATTTTCTCTAAACTCTCTGCTATTTCTTCAGAAAGTTTTATTAGAAATGGACTTTTATTTTTTAATTCTTCCACAAAACATTTCTCCTCAGGGGGTTTACAGTTTTCCAAAAATTTTCTATCGAAAGATAGCTTTTATAAAATTCGTAAAAATCGTGTAAAACGCACTCATCAACCGCCTTTGAAAATACTTTTTATAACTTATCGTATTTACATTAAACTAATGAAATTAGTGCTTTATATAATTTCAAATAGTTATAAATTAAAAATAGTTAAATCGATAACTTATATCTCAATATAATATTAAGTAGTTAAAAGTTAATCAAAGTATCCTGTTAATCAAAGTATCCTGTTAATCAAAGTATCCTGTTAATCAAAGTATCCTGTTAATCAAAGTATCCTGTTAATCAAAGTATCCTGTTAATCAAAGTATCCTGTTAATCAAAGTATCCTGTTAATCAAAGTATCCTGTTAATCAAAGTATCCTGTTAATCAAAGTATCCTGTTAATCAAAGTATCCTGT